CAAGGGATGATGCAACGCCCAACGTAGCAGATACACCCTCCTCAGCGCCATTTGTAATGAAATATACAGATGTAAGTGCTGTACCATAACCTAAAGTTGTTTTATTAATTTTAGTTTTGAGTTTTTCATAATCGGTTTTTGATTTATTTGTGTTATTGATATAATTATGAACCTTACAGATTGTTTTCATATAGTTATTATTATTCACAAACCTTTATAAAGATTATAAACTTGAACAAATTATAAAATGAGCCTCCGTGTTAAAAAGTTATCCGAAGATGCTATTATTCCAACACGTGGTTCGGGTGGCGCCGTCGGTTATGATCTATATAGTATGGATGATGTCATTATCAAACCATTACAACGAGCACTAGTGTGTACGGGTATTGTAATCGTTTTGCCGAGTGGTGTATATGGTCGTGTAGCACCGAGATCGGGTCTCGCCGTGAAGCATGGTATTCAAGTTGGTGCGGGTGTTATCGACCCAGATTATACAGGTGAAATTAAGGTTGTTCTTTTCAATCAAGGCGACAAAACCTTTGAAGTAAAGAAAGGTGATCGCATCGCACAACTTGTGCTTGAAAAATGTGAAACACCCCAAATCGAAGAAATTGGAAAAATTGAAGAAACTGTAAGGGGATCTGGTGGATTTGGATCAACCGGTTCTTAAATTTATATCAAATGTAATGATATAAATGCGTACGTCTATATCTGGTACCGAACAAGACGTAGAATCCATAGACTTCACTGGTGCCAAAATTATAAATGCTAACATTTCTCATTATCATTATGGGTGTATTTTAGATACAAATGATATTACATTTCAAGAATTAAGAAAGTATATCTTCCTAGGTATCAAGACACCTGTTCTACTATCGGGGTTATTTTCTACTATCACAGATCAACCGGGTGATTGTTCGCTATTTGAACAATTTGAACTAGTTGCGTGGATGTGTGGTAGTGGATATAAATATAAAGATGGACAATATATCACACTTTACACCAGAATTTCTAGTATAAATGATGTAATGTCCGATATATTCAGGGCATTTAAAGGTGATTCATGGTCCGAGAGAGTCTTCAAATTTGTAGCTGTGTTAAGAGTTCGACTTAACGATGGTAGAGAGGTATTAATTGAAGTGTAACGAGTCTTTTTTTAATAGATATCTAATTGTCACAAAACCACATATTTTCTTCCATGGGCATGAATAATACCCCCTTGCGCATAGTCATAAATAATTTTGCTTTATGAACTGATGGATATGTCCACAACATCCAGCGTTCCCAGTATCCCTGATGAAACATATCATCCCAATCTTCTTCCATGCTTTTGTCTATATGTAGCATATGTCGTTGTATTTCGATAGGATCATCTTCAATTCTTAATTCTGTAGGAATTACGGCACCTTTACCAATAAGATGAGATCGCATAAGCTTAGGATTTCTATGATCCGTGAAATCTGGTATTCCAGAAGTACCAAAATCAATAGAACGTTTATCCGGTAACACAACCCTATACTTATGACTTAATGAAGGACTTGGTTTGAATACAACGTACATTATACTATATTTATATTTTTGTCTTTATACATTTCACACAGGTAGTTTATAAGATGTTTATTTTTCTGATTACATTTATTATATTCTATTCGTCATCAATCTCGATGTCGTCATCATCAACATCATTATCACCATCATCATCATCTTGTGTAGATGCCCCAATACCATGAAAGGCGAAAGAAGGTAGCTTTTCAGATTGCTGAACCAAAACTTGCTGTAACCGAACGGTTACTCCGAACTTATTATCGATGAACCAAATCTGATTCAAGTCAATAATGGTGAGAACACGCTGACCCTTTTCAATCGAATCGAGTGAAATGTTGTCTCTCTTCATATTGTATGCTTCCGGTACAAAGGATCCATCAGGTTTAGTGAGAATCTTAAGCTTGATAGTAGACGGATATGGTTCCTTACCAGGTCTGACGACCGGTTTATACAAAGCCTCTCGTAAAACGGCAACGTTAAACTCCTTACCAAGCCATTCTTTGGAATTCTGGGCGACAGTATTAACGACGATATCGTCGAGTTCCTTAAACTTTTCACACAAAACCATAGATTCTGCGTTATCGGGATCAAAACTGAGATCCAACGAATACGAAGTTCGGCCAGTTGCTTCATCAGTAAAAGTACTCATACCATACGGAGATCTCATATATGGAAGTTGAATGTAGAGTTTCTTGTTGTCACTATTATTGAGATAGACAGCTTTTCCACCATTTTTATTTTTTCGAAGCTTGGAGAACTTAACAGCAGACGGTGTGAACTCTGAGGATTGTTGGATGCTTAGTGACATTGTAGTTTATTATATATCTATTACATGTTCAAACTTTAAGTAATTTTTTTCTTGATTAATTATAAATGGGTTTCTTTAAAGATTGTGGCTGTGGGTGTAATGGGTCTAAACAGAAGAAAAAGTTTATGATCGCAATGATGTCTGCATTAATATTTTTTGTGGTTGCAAATCCACAAACGTATCGAGTTGTCAGGAGAATATTAGGTCCGATTATTGCGTCACCGACTGGTTGTCCAACACAGGTGGGTGTGTTTATTCATTCGATTGTTTTCCTTTTGGTTACATGGGGAATGATGAATATCAAGAAGGAAGATTACACAATTGACGAATCTCCCGCAGAGATGAAGTTTGATGTATCGCCTTCTATGCAGAAATTACCTGTTCCTCAAATGAATAAGGGCCCTGTTCCTCAAATAAATTTGGGTCCTGTAAGCTCTGTTACTACGAAAGAACCTGAATCACTTCGTAAAATGGAAATGGGTGTTGAACAACCCCGTAAAATTCAAACAAAAAAACCGAATATGATTGAATCTCAGGTAAACAAACAGGCACCTTCGCCAGGTGTATTTGATCCAGAATTTCAACCACTTGATGGTACGTTTAGTGTTGGATGTATCGACTTGAATCATCTCGATAAGTCCTATTAATTAGAATTCTTCGTCGAATTCAATCTCACCAGAATCATCATCTAATTTACCATAATCTCCGACTCTCTTTTCGAAAAAGTTAGTCTTCCCATCAAGGGAAATATTCTCCATAAAATCAAATGGATTTTTCGAATTGAACAGAGGAGGTTGACCTATTTGCTTGAGAAGGCGATCAGACACATATTCTATGTATTCTGACATTTTATTAGAATTCATCCCGATCAAATTACATGGAAGTGCATCAAGAATAAACCCCTTTTCAATTTCAACAGCCTCCTTCACAATGGCATAGATTTTTTCGGTACTTGGTTTATTACGCAAAACTTTGTAAAGTTCTACAGCAAACTCTTGGTGGAGTCCTTCGTCACGTGATATAAGTTCATTCGAAAAACAAAGGCCTGGCATGAGACCACGCTTTTTAAGCCAATATATAGCACAAAAACTACCACTAAAAAATATACCTTCAACACACGCAAATGCAAAGAGGCGTTCAGCGAAGGAACGAGATTTTGTGTCAAACCATTTCATGGCCCAGTTTGCCTTTTTCTCTATACAAGGGACTCGTTGTATAGCTTCAAATAACTCTTTCTTTTCTGCGGGGTCTTTTATATATTTATCGATAAGTTTACTGTATGTTTCTCCATGAACCATTTCATTATGAGATTGGTAAGCATAGAAAGAGCGAGCTTCGCTTATCTGAACTTCATCCGCAAAATTATTATTAATGTTTTCGAAAACAATTCCATCAGACCCAGCAAAAAACGCCAAGATGTATTTTATGAATTTCTTCTCATTATCATTGAGTGTCTCCCAATCATCCAAATCTTTTGATAGGTCAACTTCTTCAGCAGTCCAGTTACTCATTTGGGCCTTCTTATAGAGGTCCCATAGATGTGGATATTTCAGGGGAAAGACACTAAATCTGTTGAGAGTGGTTGCTAAGATTGGTTCATACTCCTCTTCTACCCAATCTTGAAATTCAAAATAGTTTCCAATACGATTTCCGTCAACAAATATTTGAGGGTAAGTGTCAAGTCTACCATCACACATCTTTTTTAATTCTTCTTTTTCTATCATCACTTTTTCATAATCCATCCCCTCTGACTCACAAAGTGTGACGGTGTGTTCGCAATATTGACACCCTTCCTTCGAATAAATTGTGACTTTCATCTGTGATATTATCCCTGATAATTTTTTGCCTGAAAACTCTAAGTATGATTGTTACAAGTGATATAAACCCAAATGATATAGTGAAAGCATTGGTAAACCAAGATGACGTAGAAGAAGAAATGTATGGTATTGTTGGTATGAATACAGGTAATGTGTTAGGGGTGCATTACCTTTCCCAAACTAATAAAATTTATAAATCGGCGTGTGTTCTGGAAATTGAAAGTGGTGATTTTAATCCAGTCCCATATGAAAGTCTTACCGAACATTACCCATCTGGAACTTCATTTAATGACATTGGTATGAAAGAAATTGGTAAAAATATGTACGTTTTTATTGAAGAAATTGATATCGAAGATGATGACAGTGAAATTTACGAAGAATTATCAGATTCGGAAACAGATTCAGAAATGGATGATTTTATCACCCCAGATGATGAAGTGGAAGCCATGCCTATCCCAGGTGATTATAAAGAAGTAGATAACGAATGGAACGAATGGAAACCATCAACACCCGGTGCACAGAGTTTCAAGAATACAGTTGATATGATTGAAATGTACGCAAGAGCTATGTCTGATGAAAAGGCATTTAATTCCTAAGTTTGCGTTCTAAAATCAAAAAATTAAACCCAATACACCATATCAACATGCTGACAGCAATCTGGTCTGATATAGACAATTTACTAAGAAACAAAGAAGTAACAAAAAAGTCAGTAAATATAAATTTATGTGCAGAGTGTGATGGTATTAAGGTTATTTGCTCAGAAGGTTTGCCCGTGTGCAGTGAGTGTGGTCTAGTAGAAGATAGCTTCATTGATGATAACCCAGAATGGACGAGTGGTATTATGGATGATGGTAAAGTAAATGACCCTTCGAGGTGTGGTAATCCTAATGCAAGTATCGAACTTTTTTCACACAACTGGGGTAAAAGTACTCTAATTTCAACAAAAAGTACATCTTCATATGAAAATAAACGCATGGCAAAAATAAACTTCCACATGTCAATGAATCACAGGGATCGTTCGTTGTTTCATGCATATAGAGATATGGACGAAGCTTGTCACATATTACCAGAAAATGTATTAAAAGAGGCTAAGGTTATGTACAAAAAATTTAATGAAGAAAAATTGACACGAGGGGCTATACGTTTAGGTATTAAGGCAAATTGTATATTATATGCATGTAAATTGGCGAAGTTCCCGAGAACTACAAAGGAAGTGGCTGATATGTTCGGTATTAAAAGTAAAGATGTAAGTAGGACAACTCAAATTTTCCAAGAAACAATAATGGGTAAAACCGAGAAAAATTTCGTAACAAAACCGTTTGATGTTATGCAAAGATTATTGAATTTATTTGATGTATCAAAAGAAGATAGATATAAATGCAACAAAATGTGCAATAAACTGGAAGAGTGTGTTGAACTCATGAGTAAAACACCAAACAGTATAGCATCCGCAGTTATACTTGTAGCACTGGACAATAAAATACCAAAGGGTGAAGTGTGTGAAAAATGTTCAGTGTCTGTACCAACAATCAATAAAATATTAAATATTATTAAAAAATACTTAGAGGATAAAGATGATATATAAAATATGTCTACATCCGTATTCTTGAGTACCCCATGTTATGGGGGACTTTGTTTAGAAAAATATATGATTTCTGTAATTAAACTTCAAATGCGTCTAATTCAAGAAAATATTCAATTATACATTGACACAACTGAAAATGAATCTTTAGTACACCGTGCTCGAAACGTGGCCGTTGGTCGATTTATGCAAAAAAATTCGGCCGATTATTTCATGTTTATAGATGCTGATATCGACTTTGATGCTGAAAGTGTTATACGTCTTATTAAATCAGATCATGATGTTTCGGTTGCATGTTATCCGAAAAAATGTGTTATGTGGGACCAAGCTGCCAATGCTGTAAAAAATAACGATGATCGTAACATGGCAATGCTCTCGTCGAGTCTTGTTATAAATTTTGGTGCACAAACCAGACCCGTAGAAAATGGATTTATTGAAATTCTAGATGGTCCAACTGGATTTATGCTCATAAAACGAGACGTATTTAAAAAAATGGAAGAAAAGTTCCCCGACTTATGGTGTAAGAATGATCACCAAAATAGAGATTTTGATGATTATCACGCAGTATTTGATTGTATGATAGACCCACAATCCAAAAGATATCTCTCCGAAGATTACGCATTTTGTAGAAGATGGCAACAATGTGATGGTAAAATTTATGCAGATGTGAATACAACATTAGGGCATGTTGGAAATTTACCATTCACGGGATGTATGAATGCTAGGCTTAAAAATTAGATTACAAATATTAATATGAAGTTTGCAACTATATTAGTTACAAGATCTAAATCGTGTCATGTCAAAACATTACATACGATACTTAAATTCAATATATCTTGTATAAGACATGGTCATAAAAATGAAATTATATTTGTGAATGATGATCCATTTGAAAAGTCAAAAACGATACAAGCCTGTCTCGACCCATTAAAATATGACCGTATTTTCTTTGTTGATTTTGGTATAGGTGTAGATGACGAGTCGATTAATCAAGTTATACAAACACATGATGGTATTGGGTGTCTTGTTTTTCCAGGTGTAGAGGAAGGTATTGATTGGGAAATGTTTAAAAGAAAAGTAAGGGATGAAGAAATAATGGAACCGGTAAATCAAATTGGTTTGAACTTTGATACAGATGTTAATAAGAAGATAAGTGAAAATATTTACAGTGTTTCGTCTACAAATGCGAAATGTTGGGTCATGTTTACAAAAAATATCATAAAACAAATAAAAGATAAGAAAACGGGTTCTATTAAAATCGGAGCCAAAATGTTTGAAAAATTCAAGGAACAGGGAGTAAAGATTCATGCATTTACAGCATCTAAGTTGACCATGACTTATACACATGAATGCATAAGTAACATATTGTCTGCGGCGGGTGTTAAAGCCAATTAAAGTTTTAACTCAAATTCTAATATATCCGAAATGTTTGTAAAGTTAGACGAACCTCTTTACAAACACGTCGTCGGTTTTATACATCATGTATGGGGATCAAAAGAATATTTCCCGGGACCGCAACCTATCTCCATTGAATATAAACATTTTCCAATTCTCAAGAATAATGAATATGTTGTCTGTGAAAAAACAGACGGGGAGAGACATATGCTCGTTGCACTACATTTCGAAGGGAAAAATATTGCGTTGTTTGTAAATAGATCATTTAACATGTTTCAAGTTAAATTAAATCTCAAAAAAAAAGTATACGAGGGTACGATTCTAGATGGGGAACTCTATGAAAATGAATTCATGATTTACGATGCCATTTGTGTAAATGGTGAACATGTAGGTCGCCTTAAATTGACAGAACGTTTAGCTTGTGTTGGTGATGTATTGAAAGGAATTATAGTTATGAAAACTGATAAATATAAATTAAGACTTAAAAAATTCTATAATTTGAAAAATTTTAAAAGTTTTATGGATGAACATCTTCCTAGTGTTACACAATCCGTTGATGGTGTAGTATTTACACCCGTCAACGAACCTGTGAGAATTGGGACACACGAAACTCTTTTCAAATGGAAACCACAAGAAAAAAACACAGTCGACTTTTGTATGAAAAAGGGTCAATCTTTTAGTGGTATCGGTATGAAAGGTGAACCAGTGTGGAAACTATACGTTCAAGAAAAAGGTAAACTATTTTACGAGAGTGAGTTTCCGTTGAGTACTATGAATGAACCATGGTTTGAAGATAATGCGATCGTAGAGTGTATGTATATCACATGGGAAAATGGACCCCTGTGGTGGAAACCATTAAAACGTAGATATGATAAAAACTATCCAAATAATCGTAGAACATTCTACAGAACTATCGTAAATATTCAAGAAAATATTCAACTCAAAGAGTTTTTAGATTGTATATAAGTACATAGTGGCCAGCAAAATCAGGTAAATTCTTTTGTATTACAATATCATCATTTTTATAATACCACTGTCCTTTGTGTTTGGTAAAACTCACATAATGACCTTCGTCTTGATGACCTATGTGTATCCCCGACGCTATTAGTTTATATTCACTTTTATCTAAAAATATATTTTCTGATATATACAAGTTACTTTTTTTATCAAAAGATATTATTAAAATTTTTGGTAACTCCGAAAATAAAATTCGTGTTGTAGCCATATGGTGTATTACATTATCTTTATCTTCGAAGTTTTCAATAATATTCCATTTGAATGAATCTTCTAACATGGTTTTCAATTGATTTCCGTTAGATGTTAATATATGAATACCAAATGGTTCTTCTATCCGTGACTTACCACCCGGCCATATAACTTCTTGTACTTTCTTGCCATAAAACCAATCCTTCACTATTGGCTGGGATCTTTCAAGTATATCTATTATACAAAGTATACATTCTTGTATATCATTTTCTTCGAAATCTTTAAATCTCGGAAATTCTTTTTGAAAACATTTAAATAGTTTCGAAACATTCATAACTTTGACACTATTGTTTGTTGTCCAATATATATTTACAAGTTTTGAATATAAATCGGTAAATTCACAATTACCATTGTATTCATTTTTTAAAAAATGATTAGAAAGTATAGGTATTTGTAATAGACATTGTAAGGAAGTGTTAAAATAACATGTATTTTTTAAGTTGTCAAAACCTTTCATTATGTTTTATGAACAAAAAAGGCTTAAGTAAAACACGCAATTCATATATGTAAAGAATACATGAATATTCAGAGTGTCACTAAAAAAATTCTTCCTTTGTTCGAAAAGTTCAAAGAAGAAGAAAATTCTGAAATTGAGATCAGATTAGGTAAATTTAATGGATCTTTTTTTGACACCAATGTCGGGGAAGAAACATTTAATAAACTTTTATACGGTCTAGAAAAGTATGATGGTTGGGAATCTGTTATTAAGAAAAATTATGAAGTCTTCTATAGCGATGAATCAAATGTCAGACTAACTATTGACCAAGAAACAGATCAGCAAACACAAGTTCAGAAAATATCGATACACAAAGAAGACTTCAAGAGATATAAAAATACACCACTTGATGTTCGTTTTAGTTTTTCAAAAGAAATCCCAATCGAAGGGGAATTTGTCATGGACAGGAAAAGATCAAAAAAACGCATTTCATTTTTAAGGAAAAATTTAAGTATAGACATGACTTATTCCGCAGGTGACACAGAAGATATGGATGCAGAAGACGAAACATCCTTTCAAGTTGAACTTGAAATTGTAAAACCAAAGAATGTAAAAGACAAAGACCAACTTTTCAACATTATCCATAAAGTGAATGATTTATTTAAATTGTTGTCTAATAACAAATGATACACTTCATGTTAATCATACTTTTATTTATTTTGATGTTTGATAACAAGATAAATACAAGAGAGGAAGTAGATAATTCTAAAAACTTTTACATGTCCGGTGGAATGTCAAAGGAAATATACAATAAAATAAATGATAGTAAAATGAAAAGAACATTTCTTTACTTAGAAGACTCTCTATTGGAAATTGAAAAATTAGCCATACAAAATGGAATTGTTATGACAAAAGAAGCTACATTATTATCCAATAAAATAAAAGAATTATTTCCCCAATATAACTTTTCATACCACGGAATACATTTAAAACAAATCGCAGAACCAACTAAAATAGTTAACATATATCTATCAAGTTAAATAGAGTTAATAAAACTCTGCGATGACTATCACTCTCTATTCCATCAACGTTGCGAATTATGTACATGATTAATTGATTATCGTCTTTTTGTGGCTCTTGATTGTGTTGAATTTCGAGTTTACACATGGTTGTTATTGGGTTATTTCTCCCCCATCTAATATAATCACAAACAATGTATATAATCCCATCGAGAAATTCTTCTTTTGCCATTTCTAACCATGAATTTTTCGGGGTTCCCCACGTCGTTGTATCTAAATCTACACGAACACCGTGTCCATATTTACTTTTACCAAGTTGAAGTCTTTGTAAAAGTAGATGTTCCATTATATTTAATCAATATATTAATTTAGTTTTTATTCCACTTTATGCGTGTATTCCAATCTTCACTATTATGAATAGTATTATATAGAGAACAAGTAGTATTCAAATTATTAGTACTACTAATTCCGAACGTGCTTTTTTGAGAATTAGGAACATTTCCTGCAATTCGCCTATCATTATCGGTTGCAAATGGTGCAGATGCGTATTGCACCCCCCATGATAGACAATTGTCATTTCTTTGTTGAGTTGTAGTTAACATCACCGTGTAATCGGTTTTGCGTACATACTCAGAATTACCCGACTCCTTTACATCAAACCCATGTGTTTGTACTGCGATAAAACGATACCAACCAGGATTGAAACTTTTAAGATCAGACCAATCAAAACTTGCCTCGATTGTGTCATAAATGGTATAGTTCGACCTATATATAATAATTCGTGGGATTTCGATAGACAAAGGTTTTACAAGAGCAGAGGCTTCAGACACTGTAATATTATTATCTGTTATGATTTCGTCTTCTGTTCTTGACATATCAAAACCACCCTCAGCACGTGGTGTAAAAGTAATTGCCCCGACATTATCATATTCATCACGTGCGGTTACTATACATGGTTTGCTTGGATCTACAGTACCATCATTATTTTGTGTTCCAAATAATGTTGTATTAAATTTGAATCTGCCCGGGTAAACAATTCCATAATAATAATTACCAACTTTAAATACATTTCCAATACGTACTGGTTTTTGTATAACGTCAAAGTTTGTATCTGATATAAGAGGAGATTCACACGATCCCTCTTCTACATCACCATTTACAGTATCACATGGTTGACCACCAAAGTCACCTGGATTAACTACAGTATACCTTCTATACCTGAGTCCGTTTGCATCACATTCACTATACTCACTCCAATAACCATAACAATCATTGCATATCTTTTGTTCACATTCTTCAACAATTGTTTCTGATGTATTCGGATAATTATTTATATCTAATGGACATGACAACCCACCATTTTCCGGAAAGGTTTTAATATTTTCTACTCTGTATTTAAATCTAGTTCCATTTGTTTGATTTGCAGGTGTACATACAGGTACACATTGACTCGTACTGTACATAATTTCACAATCTATTGGATCGTGTGATACACGTTTCACATTGAATATATCGGTGTATCTTGGTCTCGTGTTCGATATATAAAATTCGTTTATTTTGTATAATTTACCATAACCACTGTCAATGTGTAATGAAATACTATTGACTTCAATAGGATTAATCGTAACACTTATTTCAACTTTACCAGTATTTAAATCGACTGTGTCTTCTGTGACTTCTACATTTCTCAATACATTTCGTTTAACATCTAAAAAATTCATAAACATTTTCTGTTTATTTCTTATAAACTTATTTTGATTAATGTAAAAGACAACATCGATACCATTAGGCATACTTTCTATTATTAATATATAAATTAATTCTGGATCAGACATCCACTTCTTTCGGTGCACTCCGAATAACGTACAGCCCCGTAATCAGAAACATTACACTGTACTCCACCATTGAACTGTCTTTCAGTGATGCGTAGAATTTCCCTCTGTTGCCCAGTTCCACATGTAGTACTGCAATCACCATCATATTGCCACTCATATTTACAATCGGAAGGATCTGATGAAACTTTTGTTATGTTTTTTACGGATATGTATTTTCTTTTTGTTGGTTCTTCTAGGGTACCAACCCGTTTGGATAGTAATAGATTATTATCATTCACTTGATTTAAATATACATTTATATATCCATTTTTCAATTGATTATATTCATCGAGATATATTTTACCAGTTTCTATAGGTGTAATTTCCAATTGCCTATATTCGTTGGTATACATTTTACCAATATTTTCTAGAGATGCATCTTTAATTCGTATTACATTTTTATTAGCATCCATAAAAACAAATAATAAATATTTAAGTTTTCTATCGGATATTTCATTAATCCAACGGTATCCAGAAGAGTCATACAAAACAAACCTACGTTTATATCTGTCGAAGAAACCATTTACCATGTCCCATGACAGAACAAAATTGAGTCTCTTGGACATTTAATTATATAGATATTTTTTTTATGGTGTAACATCTTCTAATGAAAATAATAAACCTGTTAGTAATCTGGGTCGGTTTGTAGGATGTTGAATATCAATCCATCTGCTCATAGTTATCATATCTGCACTTTCGGCTTGTGGAATGGAATTCAAAAAATAACAATCTACACCATTATCTCTATTTCCTATTTTTACTATATTGTTTTCGGGAAATATATAATTTTGTAAATAATCAACAACTGTTCCATCATTATACTTATTATAAGGTTCTGAAATATTGTGAAAATAAAACTTACTCGCCTCTTCAATCGTAGATTCTGTAAATTGTGCAACCATACCATCATTTCTACTGAAAATATTGAGAAACATGTCATTATTTTCATCACTTTGTAACTTCACAGCTCCGTCATAACCAGCTGAAATAATACGAACCTTTGATAATATATCATTTTGTAATGTGCTTTGAGATGAAACTGGTTTTATAGATGAAATTGGTATTCTAGAATATTCGAGTTCATACGAAAAACTATCACCATCTATAAATGTCTCGGGTTCTATTTTATAAGATTCATAGAGTTGTGTATAAGATGTTTCGGTATTTGTTATATTAAATATTTTTATACCATAATACAAGTCATCTACGTATATCTCAAATATATGCACACCACGTGCATCTTTTGATTGATCCATTACGGGAATTGAAATGTCAACTTCTGTACCAGTGATAATAGTTTCTCTAGTACTTTCTTTGTCGTAATTGTCACTGTGAACAATCTTAAGGCGTTTGCCATTTAGTTTCTCACTGACATCCAATAACATATTAAATATAAACGTACCTGTAAATTGTCCATCATACCGAAATCCACCATATTCCATTGTTTTTCTTACAAGTTTCATTTCTTTGACAACTGCATATTCAAATTCGGTTGTTTTATCTTCTTGTGCAGCAAAATTAAAAATAAAAGGATCATTTTGACCACCTTCATTTTTATTTTTGTAATATCTGTAAATAAATATTCCAAAAACTAACAGTAACAATGATGCAAAGCCTATTATAGTTACACTGGAGCTAGACATCTAATATTATCTATTATTTTTTTTATCTGTATATTTCAGAATGTCTCTTGATGATCTTCCCAAGAGAACACAATATGTTCTGATAGATTCGAACTTTATCACAGGAACAAATAATACATTTTCTGTTGACCTGACTCTCAAATCTAATACACATATAGAAAACATAAACAAAGTCATAGGTCTAAAAATGGTTGATTTTTATATAACCCAAGTTGGTGACCATTCAGAATCATCACAAACGGATATAGCTAAATTTATAGACATCGTATGTCCAGAAATTCCAAAATTAGCACAAATATTAGACGAACGTCATGGACAGGTTTTTGCAAGAGTTCCGCTTGAAAGACACTATGCAGGTAGTGCACAGAATATTGTAAGGGATAAACAATGGAAGTCGTTTCAAAGACAAAATATGTTATTTAATCCAATATCTATAAAGCAATTAAATTTTAAAATATATGAATATCAAAGTGATAAAGATTATGTACTATTACAACCCGATGCATCTTGGCATATGATACTTGAAGTGACAACTATAGACGTAAAAGAAAAACCCAAAGACAAAAATGTACAAATTTTAAAAATGTTAGAAAAACTTTGTTCTAAAATAGATACATTAAATAGTAATGTTGTAAAATTACCAGACAAGGAAGAATCAAATAAACAAAGTAAATATTCATTCGGTAGTCTTGTTATGATTCTGTTGGGTTTGTTTGGTGGGTTTATTTGGTGGGTAAATAGGTCTACTCCCAACTTCCCATCTTAATTTGGCTTCGTAGTAATATACAGGTTTCAAAATTTTACCGTGAATATTATACTTACCAATTCCGGTAATGGGTTTAAAATTTTTGTCAAATTGAATATGCCTCATTTACTATACTTGTTAAAAAAAATAGTAAATGAAGTTTTACTAAGGTTTTATTTAATCTTCCTCACTCACCATAGCGACCTTTTTTTTAGTTTTTGAAACACATTGGCATTCACAAACACCCTTTTCACCCTTTTCACCCTTTTCACCACGTTCACCCTTTTCACCACGTTTACCTTCTGGTCCAGCTTGGACTTCTCCAGAATCTCCCATTTCATCGACCATTCGTAACAATAGATTATAGAGTTTCGCTTTGTCTAATCGTGGTCTGGAAATTTCATCGTCGATTTCTTGTTTGAGAGCATTCATTATAATATATATATAAAGCTAAGATAATCTTTAAATTAAGATGATATTCGTTGGGCCGGCGTTACTCAGTGGAATTGGTCAACACTTAAATAAATATCGTTCATTATTCCCTGATGCACAATATTACATGATAGGTGACAAAAATATACCAGATTGTGATCATGCATTTCTTTTTGCGATTCCTACAGAGTACATATTCGAATATATACCATTCTTAAAGAGTAAAGCTAAAAAGGTGTCGTGTATGACGGTATGCGAAACAGAAACAGTTCACGAGGATTATGGACAATTGTTTGAATTATTCGATGAAATATTAGTTCCGAGTAGTTTTTGTCAAACTGTTCTATCAAGACAATTCCCAGAAACTACATTTAAAATAGTACACGCCCACATACCACCACCACCCGAAATTTATACATTTTATCACATCGGAAATATTTTAGATAATAGAAAGAATTTCAAATATATACTAGAAGCCTTTATACGCCTACAATTACCAAATTCAAGACTCGTAGTTAAGGCAACATGCAATCAAGATGTAAAAATAAATCTTCCAAATGTAAAAGTGATAAATGGTCTCATTTCTAACGAGGAAATGGAAGATATTCATAAAATCTCCGATTGTTACGTGAATTTTTCGTCGTCGGAGGGTGTCGGGATGGGTGCAGTCGAGGCTTGTATGCACGATAAACCGGTAATTATTACAGACTATGGTGGAGCTTCGGAATATATCAAAACACCTTATCTAATAGATTGTGATTTACAAGAAATACATGAGGATGATTTTTTATTCAAAAAAGGAATGATTTGGGGGAAACCAAATTTCGAACAACTCATGAAATACATGTCAGATGCATATAACAAAAAAATGAAATTCATGAATCACGAATACACAAAGAAAATGGTTGGTAATGATAACATATTAGAAGAATTCTTCATTAATGTAATTGGTGGCAAAAACAATGAGACCGATTAATATAGTTCCGGACATCATGACATCTCGTTGAGATATGATCATCATTACAATGTCATCGATAAAATCAATTCCAGACGGTTTTTTAGCTATTTTAGGAACTAGTGTACTTATTGTAAGATAAATTGACATGGCTATTATGACAGGTCTGAGGCTTTCTTGATCTAATTTCATTTATATTACATATTTATTTTAATTTCATCAAGTTGTTTCGAAATATCTTCGATACTCGGAATTATCTCCGATTTACTTGGTTTGTTATTGTGTTTTCTACAATAATCTCCACACACCGCCTTAAAAGAACAACATTTACCAGACATAGTTGTCGCCTTGCATAATTTTTGATATATATGTTTTTCACGTGTATTTACTTCTGGTGGTTTATCTAGTACAACAATCTTTCGTCTTTCACGTTCAATATTGATGAGTCGTTGTCTTTCTTTCAATTTCCACGTAGAGTCTGCAAGTTTGTAACATTTATCATTTGGTATTTTTATACGATACATCTTAACTGCGTCATCTAATAAATATTTCCACGACGCATCACGAATTACTTGCATTTTTCTTCTATATTTTTTGATAAATGACAAGTCACTTAAGTTATAGATGCAAGATACATATCAACATCACCGGCAAAATCCGGAATCTTTTCTATTGTTTTTCTTGTAACCATATCTTGAACATTCATAATGTGTTGTCTAAATTTACTAACATCTATACCAGTTAAACGATGTACTTGTGTGTCGGTAGCTATGTCCATGAGTGCATGCAAATACGCTACTGCATAATTGGCGTGTAATGTAGCTAATACAGGTGACCCATCTTGTTGTGCCGTAATAGCATATCTAGCGGTCTGTTTTATTAATTTTTGTACTGAGTTATTAAATGCTTTAGACTTATTTTGCATAATCAAAAACATCACAACTAATGCGCCTATCAAATAAAGATAAGCCATCTTCTATATATAAGTATGAAAATAAAATGGAAGTATTTGTGCCACACATGCCTAGCACCACTTGATCCACACTATAAATTTGCAAAAAGATGGGAACTCAGTTTATTTGATGAATATTTACACGAAACAAACTTACCATTTGAACTGAATACCATACATAACCTTAAAGGTGTAAAGGTGTGTAAATGTTGCTACATGAATAAATCCATGAAGTATAATCCACGTATACATGCCATGAGACAAACTGGGATGATTAAGTTTAATAGACCAAAAACAGAATCAATTACACGGAGTGAAATGAGATTATGGGTTGAAGAATTTCAAGAAATCCTTGAAGAGTACGAAACAAAGACCCCCGCCTTTGTTTCTTGGTAAAAATAGCTTAAGTGATAGCCTCTTTTATTAAGAAATCAAGAACATGAGTGAAAGTATTCAAAAACTCACCCACATTGAACACGTCCTCAAAAGACCTGATTCATATGTCGGTCCGATTGATATCGGTACTGAACAGTACTGGATATTTAACAAAGCTCATAACACATTCGAAAAGAAAAATCTAAACTACTCACCAGCTCTTCTCAAAATATTTGACGAAATTCTGGTCAATGCAATCGACCGAAACTCTGTACATCCGAAAAGTGTTACGAGCATCTCGGCGGAGGTAGACAAGGACACGGGTGCTATCACTATCGAGAATAACGGTCCTCTTGGTGGTATTGGTGTGCGCATGCATGAAAAAGAGGGGGTGTGGAATCCTGAACTTACATTTGGTCATCTTCTTACGAGTACGAACTATGATGACACAAAGAAGCGTATCGTTGGTGGTCGCAATGGATATGGAGCAAAGCTTACGAATATTTACTCATCGGAGTTCTCAATCGTCATTAAAGATCATGAGACCAAGCAAACCTATACTCAAACATGGAACAACAACATGACGGTATGTCACCCACCTAAAATTACGAAGCACGGGGGTGCCTCTTCTTCTGTATCTATTACATTCATTCCAGACTGGAAGCGTTTTGGTATGACAAAAATGGATGCAGCAATTTATAAAATTTTCGAAAAGCGGGTACTTGATGCAAACATCTGCACAACGGCAAATTGTAAGGTAAAGTTCCAAGGCGAAGCCCTTCAAAAAATGAGTTTTGAAGCGTATGCCAAGATGCATGAGGGTGTTACAGAACTCTGTTCCGTAAATACAGATCGCTGGTCGGTGTGTGTCGGTCCAGCTGAAAATGGTCTCGAACAAGTATCGTTCGTGAATGGTATCTGTACGACAAAGGGTGGGTCACATGTAGACCATGTGGCATCTTTTTTAGCGTCTGGTGTGATTGACGAATTGGCGAAGAAGATTAAGTTGAGACCTCAACAGGTCAAAAATACATTCAATATCTTCGTGAAAGCAACTCTTGAAAATCCATCATTCTCTAGTCAAGTCAAGTCCGAATGTACTTCAAAGGTTCAAGATTTTGGGAGTAAGTTTGAGCCACCAAAAACGTTCATCAAGAATGCGTTAAAGACTGGTATTCAGGATGAACTCTTGGCTCTGTCAAAGTTTAAGGAGATGAAGGAGCTCTCAAAGTCTGATGGAAGCCGAAAATCCAAAATTACAGGTATTCCCAAGTTGGATGACGCCAATAAGGCTGGAACTTCACAATCAGGAAACTGTACTCTGATTGTTACAGAGGGTGACTCGGCAAAAACTCTCGCCGTTGCGGGTCTCTCGGTGGTTGGTCGGGATCACTATGGTGTCTTCCCTCTTCGAGGAAAATGTAAGAACGTTCGAGATGCATCGGTATCACAACTCACAACAAATCAAGAATTCAATGATCTCAAAAAAATTTTGGGTCTTCAACAGGGTAAGGAATACAAATCTGTATCAGAACTTCGCTATGGACGCCTAATGATTATGACCGATGCAGATAATGACGGTTCACACATTAAGGGTCTCATTCTCAATATGATTCATTATTTCTGGCCAAGTTTGTTAAAGTTGGGTTTTGTTGTTTCTATGGTAACACCAATTATCAAAGCAACAAAGGGTTCTCAAACAAAGTCATTCTACACGGACTCTGCTTTTCGCACATGGTATGGTAATGGACAAGCGGGGTGGAAAATTAAATACTACAAGGGTCTTGGTACGTCGACGTCGGCAGAAGCTCGGGAATACTTTAAAAAGATTCAGGATCTCACTGTTAAATTTGATGTGGATATCATGACAGATAAATCTATCATTCTCGCATTTGACAAAAAGAAGGCTGACGATCGTAAGACGTGGCTTCTTGAGAGTACTGCCAAAGATGCATCAGAGTTGGAAGTTCCATATGGTCATGTAAAGAACCTGAGCATCTCTAACTTTGTACACAAAGATCTTGTAAACTTTAGTTTGGCAGATCTCAAACGTTCGATTGCACACATGGCAGATGGTCTTAAGCCTTCGCAGCGTAAGGTAATGTATGCGTGTTTTCATAAGAATCTAAAAGATGAAATGAAAGTTGCACAATTGGCTGCATATGTTGCTGATAAGAGTGCCTACCATCACGGTGAAGTATCACTTGCAGATACAATCGTAAAGTTGGCAAATGATTACATGGGTTCGAACAATATTAATCTTCTTGAACCCTGTGGTCAATTTGGTACACGTCTCATGGGTGGTAAGGATGCATCACAAACAAGGTATATTTTTACAAAGCTCACGAAAGAGGCTCGTAAAATCTTCGATCCACGTGATGATCCAATTCTCAATTATTTAGATGATGACGGTCGCACGATTGAACCGGACTTTTATATGCCAACTTTACCTATGGTACTTATTAATGGGACGGAGGGTATTGGTACGGGATTCAGTTGTTATGTTCCACCATTCAATCCAAGTGATATTAAGGAAAATATCGAAAGACTTCTCGATGGGAAGTCTATGGTATCTATGAGACCTTGGTTTAAGGGGTTCAAGGGGAAGGTACACAAGGAGGGTGATACGTGGATGATGGAGGGTCTATGGAAATGGTCTGGAATGAATATTACAGTCACAGAGTTACCACCCGGTCGTTGGACTCAGGATTACAAAGAATATCTCGATAGTCTTGTTGAGAAAAAATTGATTGGTGGTTTTGTAAATAATTCGACAACTGAAGATGTTCATTTTGAAATTTCAGACTACACGGGAAAAGATCTCGTTAAAGATTTGAAGTTACGAAAAACTTTTCATGTTTCGAATATGCATCTCTTTCACCCAGTAAAGGGTATTTACAAATACTCAAGTCCGGAAGAAATTCTTAAAGATTTTGTGGAACTTCGCATTGACCATTACAAAAAGAGAAAGGCACATCTTATCAAGGTTCTCGAAACAAAAGCTACTATGTGTGGATACAAATCAAAATTTGTTACAATGGTTATTGAGGGTGATATTGTGGTCTTCAAACGCAAAAAACAAGACCTTGAACGACAACTTTCTAATATTTTCCCACAGATTTCCGGAAGTTATGACTATCTTCTTAATATTAAGACTGTTCAATATACGGAGGAAAGTGTAAAGGCCCTTATCCAAGAGGCAAAGCAAACTCGAGAGGAACTTGTGATAATGAAAAATACATCTCACATTGATATGTGGAAAATGGATATTAAAAATATGTAGACAGTAAGTAGGAATGTGTGAACCTTCTGGGGCAAGCACCGCGGCCATTGTGTCGCTTAATGCACTCGGGAAACAAGATAGATATTTAATAAGTGAAAATACAAATGACTCTTTATTTAACTACGAGACCAAGCGACATGCAAATTTTAGAAAATACCACAGGGTAACGAATGTTTCCAAGATGAGTAACAAAGACTCGTGGCCTTTTGGCGAAAAGGTGAAAGTGACATTTAATCCCCAAAATATGGGCGATCTTCTAAGCAATATGTATGTGAGGATAAAATTACCAAGTCTTCAACTCGGATATAATTACGCCGATCAAATAGGACGTCATATTTTCAAAAGTATAAGAATGCATGTGGACGAACTGAAAGTTGAAACACTTTATGACGATTGGTGTATTATATATGATGAGTTATATTCGGAAATAACAGAAAAAGTCGCCAATAGATACCTTTTAAATAGGAATTTACCATTTGATAGTTCAGATTCGTATAATGTTTTTGCCGCATTTGAATCTGAAATTGTTATACCTCTTCATTTCTTTTTTTCGAGAAAATATGCAAGTGATGAATATTCGACAAATAAACCAAACAGACCATTTTTCCCACTTTGTTCAATATATAAACAAAAATTAGAATTTGAATTTGATTTTCACAAACAGTCGTTCTTTACAAACACACCGGATATATTAGGTCTATTGGATTTTGATATTGTCACAGAAGAAATTACATTACCACCAGATGAAAGAATGTATTTTATGAAGGAAAAACAATTACTTATAACCGATACGGTTTTTAGACATCCATCTACCACTACCGAGATTGGTAAAAACATTATAAAAAACAACATAGTTGCAAACGTTCCAGTTAAATGTATACATTGGTTTTTTAGAAATGAAAAGTTTGAAGATGAAGATGTTTCCGAAGGTGACCCCGTACCTAGTGAAGAAGGTGAATATCGGATTCACAATAGATTCAACTTTTCTTCAAATGTTAACTTTGATCAAACATTTACATTTTTTGCACCGGTGATGTATGACGCAAAATTTCATATAAATGGTAACAGACTTCCAAACGTGACGTCTACAAACCACTCATTCTATAAGTATCTCATTCCATTTCAAAAAAGATTATCGAGACCGATTCGAAATATATATACGTATTCATTTTCGATGAATCCCATGAATGTAGAACCATCGGGAAGTTTAGACTTTAGTAATATACAGTCAGATAAGACGAACATTGACATACAATTAGAGTCAAATTTGACTGATACATACACTCTACATATGTACTATACAGGTTATCAAACGTTTGTGTTTGAAAATGGATTTATGAATGTTGCTTATTAAAAAGTGTCGATTTATGATCCTTAATATAATCTAAAATATTGTTTTTTATACACCATTTTATGAAATTGAGTTGGGCTAATGTAGTCATAATTTTATCTTCAGTTCCCGGAATGGTGTATGAAATTTTATCAGATCTACAAAATGGATCAAACAACTTTTTGCTATATCCATCAAGTGTAGATTTATATGCACAATGTACCAAGAATTGTCTGCCACTCCTCGTTGTATAAGAAGTGTGATTTTTCTTGGAATAATTTGTAATAAACCATTCAATATTTCGAAGGGAAATACCACTTGTTTTATTTAGTATATTCTTTAGTATAGTTTTATTGTCATCTTCTCTATAAAAATTATTTATTGACGATAGTAGAATATCTGTTTTACTCATTACATAACATACTATTCAAATCTATAAGTCTCTTTGTTGACGACTCACATGCCGGACAACCCTCTACAAATGAGAGACATAGACTATGTGTATGTGTATTGCTACGTTTTATTTCGACGGGTTCTACACGTTTTTTTTGATGTACATGATTTGCACAATACCCATTAAATTTACCTTTACGTGTACATCTCTTCCCGTCTATTTTCATACCTCTACATGTTATATTATCTCCCATAGAATAAACATTTACGGGTAGGTCTCTAAGTAATAATTCAATCGAAATTCCGTGTGTTTTTGAAATCGTTTGGATGTAATCGTTTAATTGTTTTTGAACACGTCGACACACTTCACCTTCTATAACATTTGAAATTTCATCTTGTAAACTCATGTATTCTTATCAATATTACTTTCATAGTTTTTAAATAACTCTTCAATTGATTGTTCTTTAGACCTTGCGAGTTTAAGTCTTTCACGCAAATCACTAACTTTACCAGTTTCATCCAAACCATGACGCTTACATTCTTCCATAAGTTCAGACTTTTTCATGGTACTCAACGAAGGACCCTTTGGTTCTTTTTTAATTGGTGGTGGTTTGTGTTTATTGATGATCTCACCGAAAATTTCTTCTTTTGGATTTTCAAACAGTGGTTCTAATAAATCACACACCGGTGTTAAAAATTTGTTAATGAAATAATAATGATAATCAACTGGTAGGTTATTATCTTCTACGAATTTTGGATCTTCGCTTTTTTCATATGCCTTTGCTTTATGATTTTCGGTTTTTACAAGAATATATGGAACCCTATCACCAGATTGTGGTTCGGATCCCGGATTACGTTGTCTCATCTTATTAAAAACTTGAACATGTGCCATATTAACGTCTTCACTTAAATATCTATTCGTCTTATCATCATATTTATTGATAGAAATAGATTTACCCTTCACTTTATAATTATCTGCAAGCGTTTGGCTCAATATAAGTTCTTCATTGTTTACTTCACCTGTAAGTAATTGTATAGCACGTTCACGTGCTAGATCAGATGGTGGTTCTTTGTCGGAACTATTAAGTACGACATCAAGTAACTCTTTACACACCTTTCGTACGTGAGGTGTATTGTCTCGCCGAACA